CACCGGGACAGTACAACGGCAACGCTTTTGGTTTGCAAGTTGTAGTTGATCGCAACTTCGCTAGTGGCGTAGCGATTGTGGCTGACGCATCAGGCTTTGAACTGTACGAACAGCAGAAGGGTGCAATCAGCATTGATTCACCGTCAACACTTTCACGCACACTTGCGTTCCGTGGGTACTTTGCAGCACTCATGATTGACTCCAGCAAGTTCGTTCAGTTCGCTTTCGCGTAAAGCAACAAGCTAAAAGGACTGCAGAACAATGGCTACATACAATCTTGCGTTTCACACACGCCTAGACGGTGTCGTTGTTTTGCAAACCTTTGTTGACACAGACATTCAGGTTCAAGACACAGTCACGATTGCTGGAGCTGGTCACGACCTCAACGGTCCTCACACGGTCATTTCAAACACACCGTATGAATACCTCGGTCAAGACGAAGAAGGCGATCTACTGTTTGATTACAGCGTCATCCGAGAGAACCAGTTTCTCTTTCTTGATGCTGGCGCAGACCTTGAGAGGTCGGTGGCTACCGGGACAGTAGCTACCACCTCGACGGCCTGCACATGGATCACATCTGCAGACGTTCTCTCGTGGCTTGGCATCGCAACAGCGACAGCCAATGACACAGCCTTCGTTACTGTTTGCACGGAAGCAGCTAACGCGCTCGCGTTCAGGCGCAGAAGGAGCGCCGGATACACCGATGCTTTCTCGCCTGCACCGAGTGCCGATGTGAAACTCGGTACAACAATGATGGCTGGAAACCTTTACCGTCAGCGTGGAGCTGCAGGTGGAGAATCGTTTATGTCGTATGAGTCGATGCAGGCTGGAGGCTCACCCTTAGCGATGGGCGACATCCTGCGTCTGTGGGGCGTGAACCGTCCACAGGTTGCCTGATGGGTCAAACAAATGACGCTCGCATCAGGCTGGAAACAGCACTGACCACAGCTGGCGTTGCTGTCGTTTCCGACTCTCGCAATGCACGGCCTCTGTCAGCAATCATTGACCCTCCGACAATCACTAGATCGTCAACCAATCAAACTGTTCTGTCGTTTCCTGTCAACGTCATGATGCCACCACCGGGCAACCTTGACGCGCTTATTGCGCTTCTTGATCTGATGGATGTTGTCATGCTTGCAACTGGAGCGACAGACGCATCGCCTACTGTTTACACAGTCGGTAATCAAGAACTACCTGCCTACACGGTCACCGTGCCGTGGGTGGCTTACCCATAAAGGAACACATGGCAACATACAAAGTCATCGCAGACAATGTCTCAGGCAAGAAGCCCGGCGACACAATCACAGACGAGGAACTCATCGGATGCTCCGTTGAGGCTCTCATTCTCGGTGGTCACATCGAGGCAAACAAAACATCCAAACCAACCAAGGAAGCAGAGGCCGAGTAATGGCTATTTATGTAAACAAAGACATCCAAGTGAAAGTCAACACTGTTGATCTCACTGCCTATGTCACAAGCGTAGAAGTTGTAAACGCTGTTGACGCAGTCGAAATCACAGCAATGTCTGGAACATCAGTCAACGGTCACTCTTTTACAGGTGGCTTGCAGAACAACACCGTCACAATCAACTTCAACCAAGATTTCGCAGCCACCAAGGTGCATGCAACTCTCAAGGGTCTTGTTGGCGTTCCGACCACAGTCGTTGTTCGTCCTACCTCTGCAGTCGCAGCACCTGGAACGAATCCGGACTTCACCTTGAGCTCGGCTCTCATGTCTGAATACCGACCTGTGATGGGCGCTGTGGGCGACCTTGCCACTGTTGGCGCAATCACCTTCCAAGGTGGCCTCTTTACTGAGACCGTCTAATGTTCGAGCTTTTCATCGCCACCGTGCTGGTTGATGGAAGCGAACACGAAGTCGCTCTGTCAGTAGCAAGTCTCCTTGAGTTTGAAAGATTGCACACAGTGTCAATCATCAAAGCCATCGACGACAATCTTTCAATGGAATACCTCGTCACGCTTTCCTACCTCGCTATGAAGCAGGAAGGCCACGTGTCCAACATTGATAAGTACCGAACAGAAGTCAAGGGTGTCTCCTACAGGGTGGAGCGCATCCCTTTTGGCGAGACGGTGTCCACGGAATCATTGCCGGACTAATCCTTCAGGGGATTCCATGGCAAGACCTCCGAGAGATGCCGGTCACGCTCATCTCAACCCTTAGCCAAGCAATCCAAGATAGGCAGAAATAGACATGGCGCAAGCAAAAGTCATCAACCCAAACCGAGACATAGCTGCAGCCATCAAAGCCATCAAGAAGGTTGAGCCTGATCTAATCAAGCAGATGCAAAAGGACATGCGTCGCGCAGCTGCGCCAACTATCAAAACAATCAAGGACTACGCCAAATGGCTTGACCCTGACCTTACGCCTTTCAACAACAGTGGCGACTCAAACATTGAGAGTGGCGAACTTATCAAGGGTCGTGGTGGTGCTACACGCTGGCGCAAGGAAGCAATCCTGCGTGGCATTCGAGTCAAGTTTGGTGGTGGCACACGCAAGTCACGGATGGGTCGCAAGCAGTACGCCATCATGAGCATTTATCAGGCAAACCCTGCAGGGGCTATTTACGACAACGCAGGTGCAGGCCCATCCGATTCGGCGTTCATTCAGAACCTTGACAACGAAGATAAAGCACACAAAGACGGTGAGCGCAAAGGCAAAAAAGGTGCATCACGTTACATGTGGCCCGGTGCAGAATCATCTCTCCCAATGCTCAGGAATCAAGCAACACTCATTATGGATAATACAATCCGAGAGTTCAATCGTCGTTATAGGGTGGCAGGCAAATGAGTGGCCCAATCGTTCTACCTTTCGTCACAACGTATGACGACAAAGGCGCAAAGACAGCCACCCTTTCACTTTCATCTTTAGTCAAAAGTTACGCATCCGTAGGTGTTGCTTCTGGGCTAGTTGTCAAAGGCCTCAAATCGTCAATTACTGCAGCTTCTAATCTTCAAGAAACCGTCGGAAAAGTAAACGTAGTTTTTGGCAAATCAGCAAGTTCTATTGAGTCTTTCGCTAAAACTGCTTCGACCACCTTTGGACAGTCAAAACAACAAGCAATGGACGCTGCTGCAACCTTTGCAGTTTTTGGAAAATCAGCAGGTTTAGCAGGCAATGATCTTGTCAAGTTTTCAACCGAGTTCGTCACCTTGGCTTCCGACATGGCTTCATTCTCGAACACAACCCCGGAAGAGGCCATTCAATCTTTAGGTGCAGCCCTAAGAGGCGAATCTGAACCTATACGCAAATACGGTGTCTTGCTTGACGATGCCACACTCAAAGCCAGAGCAAGCACCATGGGCATTTACAAAGGCACAGGTGCACTAACAGCTCAACAGAAGGTTCTTGCTGCTCAAGCAGAAATCATGAACCAAACACAACTGGCTCAAGGAGACTTCGCAAGGACACAAGACGGACTAGCAAACTCGACCAGAACTCTGAACGCACAGTTGTCAGACTTGTCAAGCACCGTTGGCTCAAAACTTCTTCCTGTAGTAACTGATTACACAAAGGCAGCCTCCAAGGTCGCTCAAGCCACAATCGGTGCAGAGGGTCAGACTTCAGGCTGGTCAAACAAACTCTTTGATTTAGTCACGCGCATCTTGCCAGCGACTCAACAGATTGGTTACTTGAACGCTGCAGTCAAGGGCTACGCAGGCACAGCGAAAGGTGCAATAACCGAAACTCGTAACTTGTCGCGCCAGTTCCGTGCCTTTGAAGGTCATATGATGTCTGCCTACGTAAACGGTCTGAAGCCAACAAAAGAAGAAACTAAAGCTCTTGGTAGGGCGCAAGAAGATGCTCGCAAAAAGGCCAAAGATTACGCAGACACCCTGCGAAACAGAGTCAAGACTGCCCTTGACAAAGCCAGAGAAGCAGCCAGAGACGCTAAAGACGAGTTTGACGACTTTGCCAAGTCACAGTCTGATTCGATTACAGGCTCGGTTTCATTGTCCGATGCCGTCAAGACACAGACCGATACTGAGGATGCCTACCAAGATGCCCTCAGACGACGCACACAGGCGTACAGCGCACTGAACCAGACTGATGCGACCAAGGATGCACAGGCATACGCAGACGCGCTTACAGAGGTTGCTAGCGCAGAGGCTGGCGTGACCAAGGCACAGCAAGATCGCAGAACTTACGGTGCAGCGTTTGCCGAACAGATTGCCTCGGCTAAGAAGTTTGCTGAGAACTTGCAAACACTTGTTGGTGCTGGACTTCAAAAGGCTGGTCTCGCTCAACTGTTGAACCTTGGCCCTGTCGCTGGTGTGCAAGTCACAAACGAACTGATTGCAGGCACAGGATCATTGACTGTTGCAGGCCTCAACGAAAGCCTTGCTCAACTGTCAACGTCTGGAGCTGCACTTGGAGCAACATCTGCTAATGCTTTCTTTGGTGCTAACTTGAACGCTGCAAACGCCAACGCCACAAATGTCAACAACATCAGCATCAGCGTCAATGCCGGTCTTGTGTCGAACCCCGGTCAAGTTGGTCGAGACATCATTGAGGCCATCAAACAAGCCGAGCGTCTTTCTGGTCAAGTCTTTGTGAGCGTCGGTTAGCAATGTCGTTGCCTGTCATCCAAGTCCAAATTGGCTTTCAAACGACAGTTAATTTCGGTACGCCGTTTCAGTTGAACGACGCTGTCTATGGACTATTGAACACAGGCACTCTGGGAGGGATTGCTTTTGCTGATGTCACGGAGTATGTGCAGTCAATCAACATAACTCGTGGACGGTCTCGCCAGTTGCAAGAGTTCAACGCTGGCACAGCCACCATTGCGCTTTATAACAGGACACGAGTCTTTGACCCTCTGAACATTGCCTCGCCGTATTACAACACATCAGGAAATACCACAGGAATTGTTCCTAGACTGCCGATAGAAGTGTTTGCAAATGGCATCTCAATCTATTCAGGCATCATTACCGACTGGAACATTGACTACGACCTAGCCAATAACGACATGGCCTACGTCACTTGTGCAGACAACTTCACCACGCTCTCATCAATGACGATGAATGCACACACCACGGTCGCAGAACTGTCATCAACTCGCGTGAACACAGTCCTTGACTATGCAGAAGTAAACTACCAAGGAGCACGGTCGGTCGCCACAGGATCATCAACGCTTGGAGGCACAGCAACGTCCGTTGCTTTTGATGTTGCAGCCGAAACAAACGTCCTCAACTACCTGCAAACAATTACCACATCCGAGCAGGGCTATCTGTTTATGTCTGCAAATGGCACATTGACATTCAAAGGTCGATCAGCAGTTCTAAACCCCACAATTGAAGCTGCCTTTGATGTGGATTCAGCCGGTATTCCTTTTCAAACTTTGCAAACACAATTTGGTGACGAGTTGCTCTACAACTACATCGTTACCCAATCGCCAGCTGGAATTGCACAGGTCGCTCAGGACGCTGAAAGCATTGCTCAATACCAGTCGCAAACATACAGCAACACAAACTTGCTAAACTCAACCACAACAGAAGTCGCTGCACTCGGCAACTACCTCCTAGGACGTTTCAAACAGCCAGTTCTGCGATTCACAGGCCTAACAACTCAATTGTTGCCTCTCTCGGACTCAGAACAAAACCAATGCCTAAATCTAGACCTGACGGATGTTTGCACAGTCAAGAAATACTTTGTTACAGGCACACCGACCTCAGACACGCAAACCTTGATTGTCACTGGTATCTCCCATAACATCACACCCGGATCACACATAGTTTCATACACATTTGAGTCCACCGACGGAAACGCTTACTTCACATTGGATGACGCAATTTTCGGTACTCTTTCCACAACCAACCTATTGAGTTTCTAAAGGAGACAAACATGGCAACACCAACCAACCTTCCAGCAGCCTTTGTCAGTGGGGCCATTCTCACGGCCGACCAGATGAACAATCTCAGAGGCGCGTTCCGTGTCCTTCAAGTTGTTACAGGTGCGACAAACACAACAGTCTCAAACAGCACCACTACCCTTGCCGACACAGGGCTAACAGCGACAATCACGCCACAATCAGCCACCAGCAAAATACTTGTCTTGGTCAATCAAAGTTTTAGCAAAACTGCAGGCAATGCTAATAATGCTGTCGTCTCAACCATTACACGAGATTCCACAAACATTTTTACTTTCCAAGGAGCTGCCCTTTACACGGGAACAACTGTTGACATGGTTGGCTCAGCAGCATCAGCAATTGTTCTTGACAGCCCTGCCACAACTTCGGCAACAACATATAAAACACGATTTGCCAACTTTACTGCTGCAGCAAGTGTTGGGGCTAACCCAAACACTGCAGGCGCAACAATTATTTTAATGGAGATAAGCGCATGAGTCACGAGGAACTATTACAACTGCTAGCAGATGCTGGTTTTGACACTGGTTGGGTGCTACTAGGCGAACAACTAACTTTGTGGGAACACGACATCGAACCACCAGCACCACTAACACGACCCGAGGCAACAGATGAAACGCCTAGCCCTGATTAGCCTGCTCGCCATCACCCTCACAGCCTGCGCCGACCGTACACGTGTGAACTGCGAACGCATCAAAAACAAAGCACCCGGAGTCGTGACCACAATCCAAGTTGGTGGTGGTCGCTGTGGCTAGAAAGCGATACACAAACGACGAAATCAAAGCCCGACTCATCTTGATCGTGGGCATCACATTGTCTGTCACTTTCGTAGCATCAACAGCTGCTCTGCTCTATGGCTTGCTATTTGTGGTACAGCCTTTAGAGGTCAGTGAGAATGATAAAAGTGCGTGGGCGTTGTTATCGCCCATGATGCTCTTTCTTTCGGGTGCGCTCTCATCATTGCTCGCTTCTAACGGTCTTAAAGCGCCAGCCAAACAACCACCAAAGGAAACAGAATGACCCTCAACCTCACACCCTCACAGAAGGCTCTCCTAGCCTCCTACGGACGCTCACTGCTGGCAAGTGCTGTCGCTACATACACAGCAACACAAAGCCCCACAGCAACGCTCAACGCAGTCTGGGCTGCAGCCATACCCACAGCCATGCGCTACTTCAACCCAGCAGACAAGGCGTTTGGTAAGAGCGCGTGAAATACACTGGCTATGACAAAACAGCCACCGCCAAAATGGAAGGCACCGAACGCTTTGTCCAGCTGTGCAGTCGCCGGTGGGGCATGACAAACCTTGGCACCCTAGTAGTACGCCAAATGCGATCAGGTCAAGGCATGTCAGTACACGCCACAGGCCGTGCAGCCGATATTGGATTTGCAAACACCAAAGCAGGACGCGCCGATGCAGTCGAAGCGATGCTGTGGTTTGTC